GCGGGACGGAAAATAGAGAAATTGTCAGTGAGGCCACCGGGCGCGGAAGCGGCGGCAGAAGGGGTGAGAGTGGCGACGTCGGCGGCGGCATAGGGGCGAAGGGAAGCACCAAACTGGACGACTGACTCTGAACCCTCGAGGGACGGGTTCACTTGGATCGAGAGGCCTTGGCTGGTGAGAGCTAGGCCGGGATGTCCTCCGATCTGTTCAATCAACGTCTTCCAGACGGGAAGAGTGAGAGACATACGGAGAGGATGCTTGTCGTCGACCTCAGGGAGCTTGATGCGGGCAGTGTTGACACGGGAGATACCATAGGTTGCGAGTTCAGACCAGAACGGGGCGTGAGTGACCGGGAGCGGAACGGCTGATTCGGTCTCAGTAGCTGCTTGGGTCGCCATGATCTTGGGAGTCGGGGTTAGGTGCATCATAGCGATCGTACAACTCGCCCCCTGGAATAGGAGAAGTTGAGTAGCTCCCTATTGATTGTAACAACAACGCCTCCAGTTGCTCTTCCTCCGTGAGGAAACCAAAGGTGATGTTCTTGGTCCTCCAATGGGGCAGGTTCTCCGTAAGGCGGAGGTAAAGAGCACGGTAACGACTGCTCTTGTGAACGAGGTAGTAGCCAGGAATATGTCGTCGATGCTGATGGAAGAAATGAGTGTTGAATTCGTGGGCGCGGCAATCGTCTTCGTCAAGGTACTCGTAAAGCTGGTCGGACAGCAAATAAGCGAAAGAATGTTCCAGGAAATATGATGAGACGGTCTCCATGAGAGTGAGATTGGCCTCGGAATGGATAAGTCGGGCCGCCATTAGACGGGGCGACTTGAAGATCCCGCGGGAAGTCAGTCTCCAGGATACAAAGGTGGGACGCTGGGATACGTTCTCCTTGGAAACAAGAGTGAAGAGGGACTCCAAATACTTCCAGCCGGGGCGTACTACGGGCCGGCAATTGAAAGAGGAATCGTCTCCACCGAAGCAAAGGAGTGCGTCGGCAGGAAAGTCATACTTCGAAAAGGAATAGGCGATGGAAAAGAGAGTGTTGAAGAGGAAGGTGGACCACTCCCCAGTGAAGCGCATGATGGCGAAGGGGCCGAGCCATGACCGGGTCTCAGTCTTCAGCCAATAGTAAAAGTCGATATAATGTTGGGGTATACCGAAATGAACCATCAGCTGAAGTTCCATGTAGAGGGCAGCGGCGTCCTGAGACTGATCGAAGGCGGTGTAATCGTTGTCCGTGCAATCCACATTGTCCTTCCATCCTCGTTGGGCCAGCCACTTTGAAAGTTGCGCTGGGGGTCGGCGGAGATGGATGCAAAGCCGGTCGGGGAGAATCCGCTCAATCTGGTACGTTAGATAGCGGCCGACGGCTCCCATATAGAAAAGGACCGCAGTGTGGAAAACGGCAAGGGTCTGACCAGCCTTGGCGTCGGCGAAGATCGACTCCTCCTTGCGTTTATACTCCTGCTTGAGGATGATCTGGATCTGACGGATGTCGAGGTCGGGGTCATCACGGCCAGCAAGTGAGAAAAGCATGGCCATGTTCTTGCGGAAAATCCGGTTGCGCTGGGTCTCGAGGTGGCAGAAGTCCAGAGGATCTTGATTTAAAGGAACGGGCTCCTTCAGAGCGAGACCGCGGCACAAACCATCCCAGAGTGTTGGACCCGCCAGCTCGGAAGAGTGTCGGAAGGAGAGTTGGTTCTGAGCGGGGGTGGCAAGACGGATCCGTTTCTCTATGGCCCAGGCGAACGTGGCTTTGTCGGTCTGGCGGAAGCGATGGAACATTGCCAGGATAGTGGGATCTGTGTAGGCATCCCCAGCAAGCGGCGCATTGAATGAGCGTTTGAGCGTTCCGGTGTCGGGGAACTGCTCTGTCATAACATCACCCTTCCGCATCTCTCGGAAAAGGCGATCGCGAACCTGAGAACGCAACTCTTCCTCGATATAACCTCTCGGTTCGGGAGCGAAGGAGGTCTGCAGCTTCTCCTCCAAAGGATCTTCTTCCGGGGCGACAGTCTCTGGGGGAAGAATCTCACGGACATGAGAGTAGAGGGCGGAACTGTTGGGTTCGCGTTCGTGGAACTCGTCAGGGGGGATGGCATTAGGTTCCAATGACATCTCTGGCCAATCGTCAAGGTCGGCCCCACCGGCGATTCGAAACTGTGGTTGATCAGAACCTGGAATCAGGGATCGGAAGCAAGGGTAGTGGGCGACGTCGTGCATTTGGGTGATCGGATCCCAAACGCAGGTGGGTTGTGTGGCGGAAAAAGGGACGGAGGCTGGGCCGACAATGGGATCTTGGGCTGTGCCGGAACCTCGATAACGAATGTAATGAAAAGACGTGAGAGCAAAAAGTTCTGTTGAATGGGAGAATAATTATCGGAGGTGGGGGCGAAGACGAGTAATAATTAAATAAACATCTCCGGTGGATCGAGGAATCGGTGACCTCGCGCGTCTTGGAATAGGCGAGGATGACTTCACGCTCCTGGGCTCTCTCTTCGGCATGGCG